GCAGCAGGTTCCGCCCCTGCCCACACGTGTCATGTAAGGACACAGTGGTACTAACACAAGAAGTGTCGCGTAGGGATAGTCTAGCTGCCGGTTGCCAACCGGTACTATCCGCAGTGAATACTTGAGCTCAAACAAACGCAAGCAAACATACAACAGGGCATTACTTAACGTCCCTGAGGTGCACACACAAACAACGATGAACGAACAAACAAATGTTAACCAAACACACAAGCCGCGGGCACAAACAATGCTGCTGATACCATCGACAACAACGGGGGAGTCGGCAATACAGCAACAAGAGGGCGCACAAACAATGTCGACTGATCTACCCCAAACCAATCGGCCCACCTTACCCACGCAGCCTGGCAGCAAGGCTAGATGCCTTAGGCGGCAACCGTAGCGCCTCATCCAAAGTTCGAGGCGGAACGTAACCGTCACTAGCACCACATTTGACATAATCCTCATCAGTAGAACGCAACATAGAAACTGAAGACGACGAAGACGAAGAGCTAGAGCCATACCCAACACGGGCATAATCTAACAACCGCTCAATGGTGCAGGTTTGACTAACAAGCAACGCAGAACGCAACTCAGCCATTTGGTCACTCAGTGATCGACGGTCAAGATTATAATTACGCTTAGCACCAAGATTCCCGCCAGTATAGACGATAAACACGTCCAAATTGCAGGAGTCTGTGGCAGCTGAGGTAACAATCTTAAACTGGAACTGAGGGCCAGAACTAACCTGAGCCACGCTAACAGACGTTGTCTGAATAGAGAAACCAGTGCCATTAGCAGTGCTACTAATATTTAAACCACTCTGTGTCTTAATGCCACCAGAACCACTCAAATCATTGACAGTACTAGCATTGGCATTTCCAACTCCAGGGTTAATATTCGCAGCAGTTGTATTATCACCACTCACACAGACGGCAATGTAATCGCCCGGATCAGTGGCACCAGAGACAACAATGCCAACGCCACCCTGAACGCTGCCAGAATAGGCAACGGAGAGTGCGTTAGCATTTGAAATCCAAGTGCCATTTGAATTGGTCAAGGCATTCAACACACCATTATATGCAAAGTGGGACACACCAACATTAAAACCACTAGCGGGCAACTTTGGCTTATAAAACTCAACATCATACGACACCCACAACTCACCACAAGTCATAGAGCTGCTAGGCAGCCCATTGATAGCCAAGGTGAAGGCACCTTGCTCAACAAAACGCAAGTCTGCAGTGGCAGTAGGATCAACAAAGAAACGCGTGAGAGTGGATTGGGAAGGCGCACACTCAATTGGGACAATTTTGTCAGCATAAGGCGGCGTGGACACGCAGTACTGATACTCCTCCATGCTGAGCTTATTGGGAAAAGCTGCATCATAGGGGTTGTACTGTGTGGCAGATATCACCTGCCCCAACGAGGGATTGCTACTACTGACTGACTCACCAGAAGTAGCACGATAATAGAACACCAGACCAAGAAAACGATATTGCTCATACTGATTTGCAACAGTGGATAACCACGGGAACAACTGGGTATTGCCTGGATTAATAGACGCCTGCTGAATAATGGTGGCAAACGACGTGGAGGTAGACACAACATCACAAACATATTCATGATGGGTGACGCGAGTAACAGAATCGACACCTTTGCCTTTCTTTCCAAAAGCCGGAATCGTATTATTCGTCATCACCGTGTTACTCTTCACATCATACGCACCAAAACCAGAAATCAGACTAGTTATACCATCAACAACACTACCAACGCCGCCCCCAACGGCATGACCAATGCCACTCAGAAAATCACCAAAATAACCACCGGACCCACGCAGATGATTGGGAGGCACCCTATTAACTTTATAGGCGCCTTTACCAGTCACCACCTCATGGGCTAACTCTTTAACAGCGGCTTTCTTGGCGGCATGAACAACCTTCTTCGCCACCTCTCCTTTCTTCTTATGCTTATGAGGCATTTTCTACACGATAGACCAATAGACAAGAGAACAAATCGAATGAACGAACAAACAAACAAAGCGCATGCAACGCAAAATAAAAACGCACAAACAACAAACAAAGCGCAACGCATGACCAGAGCGCGGTCAAACAACACCATAAGTAACCTATGGGTGCTGTCCCAGACCGCACCCCTACTCATGGCGAAACCTGCAATGTGCACCGCGGCGACAAGCGCCGCGCAGGTGGTCCCTGCACACACGCCCACCAGGGGACGCCTCACGCACAGGGCCCGTTGGAGCGGCAGGAACCGCAGTCAACGGATTGGGGGGTGAAACAGGCGGGCTAATGGGCCGGTAAACCTGCCCTTCACATACCACTACTGATCTACTATGATACGTTGGAGCCTTAGGCGGCATAATCATTGGTAAAACCAATAAATCTTCAAGCCGCTTCGCCCTACACAGGGCAGAAATTAGCTCTGTGTGATCAGCATGTGGCATTTGCCTCTCCACCTCCCCTTCAAACGGGCCATGGTTTGGCCAGGAAACATCCCGGCCATACCTAGCCCACCAGGAAACAAACCGTTGGTCTGGTTCAACGTCAAGTTTCATACCTAGCTTGCGTGCTATATTTAAAATAGAGCACACAATCGGGGTATTGTGGTCGCTGTAGGACAAACCCAACAACTTCTGCTGTAGTTTGCCCAGCGGCGACACACCAGTCACATCTGCGGTGACGTGCAACTTACCCAACGTCCTGGGCAAATCACACATACTACTCGGGTTACCATGCCACACCTCACCGGTGTAGATCCTAGCGAGGAAATTAACCCCCTTACTGCCACGTGCATACTGCTCCAAAGCCAGACTCTGCCCAATTGACTTGGCAGCCAACACTGGCAAATGAGCATCAGCAAATGACGGGGTAAGTGAATCATCGCCTCCG